GACATACCAAGTTCCCAATTAAAGATAAGTAATTAATTATTTATACTTTGAATGTAGAGAACTTGTCGTACTTATCGCCCTTTCCAAAATCTGTGTTATCAAAAACTGGCCCATTGTCTTGACCACTATCTGTGATTTCACTTTGTGTTGAATTGGAATCTACATCATAGAGTTTCATCTTTGATCTGTCTACACCAATAATAAATCGTTTATTCATGGTTGGGTCATTGTAACGATTTTTCAACTGTTTGACTTGAATTTGTTTCAATTCCTCAAGTTCCTCTGACGATATAAGTGCAAACATCAAATCAGCAGTTGCAGGTAAACCAAAACTCTCAGAAGTGTCAGTTAAATCAATATCTGAGGAACTAAATCCACTTCGTGTTGTCTGCGTTGCACTTACCACTGGAACATTACATTCGACTGCCAAGCCTCTTAATTCTTCTGCAATTGCCTTAATAACCATGTAAGAGTTTACATTTGAAGCAGCACGATAACGACTTGAAGCACAAATGTTTAGATAATCAATAAAGATAATATCTGGTTTGATAGATCGTTTAAGAGCAAGTTCTTTAATTAGACCACGAAAGTGACTACTGTTTGCAGATGCAGTTGGATACTCTTTAACAATTAACTGTCCTGTGGTCTTTTTCTGTATTTTTGCAATCTTATCCTCAAACATTTTTTTAGGTAGATTATGTAAATCTTCCATAGATATGTTCATTAGATTTGCATCAATACGTTCTGCAATACGTTCCTCTGACATTTCTAGAGTAATATATAAAACATTCTTACCTTGAGACATGCAGTTAGCTGCCATGTGACACATGAATAAAGATTTACCAACACCAGTTCCAGCAAGAACAATGTTCAAAGTTTTTGGTGGAAGTCCACCCTTTGTAATCTTATTAAAAAACTCTAAGTCAAATGGAATACGTTCTTCTTTTTTGTGATAGAACTCATATCGTTTTTCAGCATCTTCCATATAATCATGACCGACACTACTATCAAACGATACAGCAAGAGCATCAGATAAAATTGTTGGAATGGACTCAGGTGTTCTTTGTTTATCTTTACCATCAATGATAGAGACACCTTCAACAATAGCATTGTAAACTGCTTTGTCTTTACAAAACTTTTCAGTGACATCAATCAACCAGTTTAGATCAACACTCTTTTCACTTAATGTTTGTATGATCTCTATGACTCTTTGATGTTCAGTTTCATTTAAATCTTTACGATGTGAAACTTCAATTTCTAAAGTCGTTGATGTAGGAATCTTATTATATTTTTCTACGAACTTGTTGATTTCCTCAAAGACAACTCGTTCTTCACGAATATCAAAATACTCGCCTTTTAGAAAAGGAAGAACCCTACGGGCATAGTCCTCATTTGTAACAAGATTAGATAACGCTGTTCTCTCAATCGTTGGTGGCAAAATCGTTCTCCTTTGTGCCTATTATGTCAACTAAAATATCACCAGCTAAACTAAAGAAGTCATCTCCAAATTCTTCTCTAGGTATTCCATTGTTTTCAATTATATCATACTCAAACTGAAAAGGTAAAGTGCCATCTTCATTTTCTTCTCCAATTGATACCTTACCATATTTAAGTACAACACCAGCATATTTACCTTCGTTGATACCTATGCAAGTCACATCATGACTTGGTGATTCTACGAACACATAATCTTTATTGTGTTGAACTTCCATACTTAAACTCCTTTTGTGCAGCCACGTTTAACTGCTTCATAATATCATCAGTAAAATACTTTTCTGGATTTTCCATGATTGTTTTACCATAGATTTTTGACCCATCTGGCATTTCATAACGAGTTGATACTTTTTTAAATATATCATATTTTTCTGCAAGGTCTAATAACCCATAGTAACGATCTAGACCAGCATCATAATTCAATCGAACATCAACCATTTTATTTTCTTTTGTCATTCTTGATTTATGATTTTTACAGTGAATAATATTACCAACCACTTCACTACCATCTTTATCTTTTTTCTTTGATAAGAACACGATAGACGAAGCTGCATATTTCAATCCAGAACCACCACCCATTTCTTTGGTAGGAAACATTGAACCCATAGAATCATAAGTATGATTTGTAATCACCATTGGAACTTTTGCCTTACCTAATTTCAAAGTCAATACACGAAATGCAGCCTTGAGAACTTGTGCTCGTGTCATATCCCTTGTTTCTTTCCCCTCAGCCGTGTCCTCAACCTCTTTTGTTGTTGATAACATACCTAATGAGTCTAAACACATAAACATTGGTCTACGAACGTCTGTGTCCTGCTGAAGATACCTTTCAAGGACTTTGAGTGATTGTGTACGAAATTCTTGAACAGTGGTCACTGGAAGTATTACCATTCTCTCAGGGTCAATACCACGATCAATTACCATCTGTTTTGTGATTGCACTTTCAGACTCAAAGTACACCACACCACCCTCTGGATTTGCATCAAGAAAATGTTTACATATACCCATAAGGAAAAATGTCTTACCTGTTGCAGACTCACCAGCAAGTGCTGTAATTTTGTTTGCTGGTAAACCACCATGTACCGAACCCGATAAGAGTGCGTTAAAAATATATGAACCAGTGTCGATAAAAGTATCTACATCACCAGCTTCAACACCTTCAGCTACAAGTTGTGCATACTCATTACCAGTTGTTTTAATTACATCTTTTAAAAAATCATTCATAACTATTCTCCAATAAATGGATTGCCGAACTCATCAACCAACCCTGTTTCTTCAACTTGTCCGTGACTATTTAGGCCAATATTTTGTGGAAGAAATCCACCAAACTTAAATACGGAAATTACTTTTTCATTTACTTCTTGAGTATCTAAAGTCATAGCATATTGACAAATCTCTTTAACTTTAGAATTCATTTTTGAAAATTCTTTTAACCATGCCTTTCTGTCGGCCTGAAGCTGAGATGGTTTAGGACTTTCAATATAACCATAGATAGTTACAGAAGTATATCTGTCAACACTTTTTTTTCTAGAGAGTTCTAATCCATCCCAAAACGCACCCTTGCTGAATCCTGTAGGTCTTGCATATGCGATACCATCAACATTGCGATTTTTTACACCTTGATGTTGGTATCCATTTTCTTTTAACCAAGCGGCTGCAGTTCTAGCAATGAAAGGTCGCATGGATTGGAATGGGGAGTGTTCTTTTCTAAAACTATTAAAAATATTTTCCTGTTGTTCTTCTGTCATATCTCCAGCAGCAACAGAAATAAAACTTTTAATATCGGCATCATCTGAAATATCTATAGACCCTTCTGCAATTCCATCTGATAAGCCTTTAAGAATATCATCTCTAGTATTACCAGTTCTTGGGTTTAGAATGTGATTGTCAATATAGATAAACTCCCTGCGAGCTCGAGGCGAGTCAAATTCTACTACATCTACAATGGTAGTTTCCCAGTTCAATTCTTCTTGAGCGGCATCTCTATTATACCCACCCAAAATATCTTTCTTCCTAGAATCTTTTTTATTATCCTCAACAACCTGTACTGGCTGGTCATAAAGAAATCCGTTAACTTCGTAAGACTGTCTAATCTTAGCAACATTTTCTGGGCGAGTCAACAATAGTCTAGCCTGTTTATTTCGAGTCAGATTTTCTCTATTAGTTACAATTCTTTTTTTAAAATTTACCCCATCTGGATATGATGGAGGATTTTCTCTGAGCGAACGCTCAATATCAAAGTGCTGTTTCATTTTTTTCTCCTATCCTACTGGACTGTTTAAGATTTAAATTTCCAAACCCTACCACTCATTTTTCCCCCACTCCAATTGATATAACCTACTGGTTGCATACCAATCTTTTTATAGAATGAGTTTGCAGCAAGGTTTGATTCTCTGACAGTCAGGTACACATCTTGTCCTGTCCAATCAAAAAATTCTTTCATGACCTTTGACGCATTGCCATTACCCTTTACGGAGTTAACGATTTGGTGAATCGTGTATGAATCACGCTCGACCTTTACATCTGTGTCACGACCTATGGGCCTAGTTGCGTTATTTTGATGGAATGTTATCACCACACCATCTTGTAAAACGCACTGACCTAATTCTATTCTTTTCCTTATTTTTGTGTTCCACACATGTGGAAACCATTCTTTGTTATTTTGAAATATATTCCAGACTTCATCAAAGTCTGCCGGTGTTGCAATGTTCAAAAAAATGCCTCCAACGTATTCACTCTGATGTCTTTGAACAAATCAACAGAAGTATCTTTACCAAAACACCAGATATTTTCCATATAAAGTTTATTCATAAACTCATCCATTTTATTCTTATCGAATTTTCCATCTTTGTCTTTAAACACAGCTGCACCTTGTGGCCTCTGCATAATTCTCATACCAATCTGTCCTAAGAAATTGGGAAGAAGCATATCCACCAGTTCATCACCAGAATAATATCTTTTACCATGAACTTTGGGGTCTAGAATGTTAATCAACAGAACACCTTTATCACTTAGAGAATTAAAACTGTTTTGTGCAACAGGTAAGTAGAAATCATCTCTCCACGATTCGTAATCATTGAATTTTGCCCAAGACTGTAATTCTTCCTTTTCACCACCTTCATTATATCTTTCAGTCGAAAAATATGGGGGAGATGTAAATGCACAATCTACATTACTAATCTCATCCCAAGGCAAGTCCTCTGCGCCACAGTTATATATCTGCACAGTCTTTTTACCTCTAGACTTATCATAGATTTTGTCATAGAACTCAATCATTTTATGATAACGCTTAAATGTATTTGGGTTAGGGTCACAACCAATATAATGTGTTGCATTAGAGGCATAAAAACCAGTAAGTCTATCACCCCAACCCATAGAAGTATCCAATACAGTTTTCGCTGTAGTCATATCATAAATTGTTTTCGCAACAATAGGTTTGAACTGTGTTGCAATATAAGTTCCAAGACGAAATGCCATTGTATAAGTTTGATGTGTAAGTTCTTTTGCATCATTCACCCCTCTCCAAATAGGGCCGAACGCACCCCAAATATTATCACCTTCTTCCCAACGAGTAACTGGTGCTTTGAATCCATAAGAACCACAACGCATACGCAAATCGTTCATAAATGAATCTGCACAATAATTGAAGTTAGCTGGGCCCTCGATAAATCCTAGTCCAAAATCTTTGTATGGATATTTGTAGTCATCATACTTTTCAATTACTTCTTTTGTTGGAATATTAATGTAATCGGTGAAAGGCGCCTTTTCCAACTTACGAAAATTTTCAATAACCTTTTGATCATAGAATTTCTTTAGTGGATATGGTGGCTTTTCTTTTGTAATATACTCTGCAAGAGTGGAACGAAACAATTCTTTACCATACTTTTCTGTTGTAGAGATGAACAAAGACTTGTTCATTACTGGAAGTCCAGTATTGTCTGCACACTCTCTTAATAGTTCATATAGTTCTAGATTTATTTCTGTCTTATTACTCATGCAAAAAAATCCTCAAGTGTAGTCTGTGTGCCATAACTATCATCAATCTTTATTGAACTTACATCAGTGATAATCCGTAATGGTTCTATGAAAGACTTCTCAAATTGTAACTCATAGTCGCAGGTTTTGTCAAGACCTAATCCTGTTGGTAGTTTTGTCAAAAATGATATTGATGTTGATGAATAGATGTTTGGACTTTTCATGTGTAGAAATTTAATCTTATCACCTTCTTGTATGAGAGGATACTTACTAATTAAATTGTTCTCTCTAAGAATGTGATTATAGAGTATTGCACCCTTTACATGAATGGGAGCTCCCTTCTTAAATAAAACTGTTCCATCAAACCATTTTTTAAGACCATTGACTGAACGAGGATAAGCAATATCCTCTGGAGGTAAGCTCATGAACTCTGATCTGAAATCCTGTATGAACGTGTTCAGTTCTTTCTCATCACCTGTCATGATAATCTTGAGTGCTTGTTTAATCTTCTCACGACATGGTGCTGGTGTTGATGACTTAACTGCTTCGATACCCATGATTTTAAGTTTGGGTTCATCATAACGAACACCTTCAATATCCCAAGCATTAAGAATGTATCTTTTCTTTGCAGTCCAAATACCCTTATCAGCAATCACCTCACGTTTCATCTGCATCTTTTGTTCATATGCATTTACATATTCAGCAAGTTCCTGATAGCACGAATCAATAAATGGTTCAATTTTTTCAGAGGCAAGCTTATCCAAGAAATTGACCACCTGTTCATTTGATGGTCGATTTTTGAATACTTTACTAACAAGTCGGTCAAAAGTAATGTACACCGAGTCTGTATCAGAAGCCAGAACGTAGTCCTCTCCTGTGGTATCAAGTATTTTATTAAGATATTCATTGATACTATTCTCAATCCATCGTATAGACAACTGACCAGAAGTAGTAATTGCTTCAGCAATGAGTAGATTATAATACCTAAACCAATTATTACCAATTGCACCATAAGCACTATTGAGTGCAATTTTTTTGGCCATTTGTATGTTGTTATATTTGGAAATGTCTTTAAGTAATCTTCGATCTTTAGTCTGTTCATATTTTTTCTTTGCCTCAATCATTAATCGTTTATACTTCACACGATCATCATACATTTTTTGCATAATCTCTGGCAAGAATCCCTTCTTGTCTGTTTTAAACAAAGCACCATTTGGTGTTAGTGCAACATTTTTCAGTATTGATGTATCTATTTCTTTATTTAACAATTTGTCAACTGTCATACCATTAACTTTTTGTTCTCCAACTAAAGTCTCAGGTGAGATGTTATATTGCATAATTAAATGTGGATATAGAGAATTTAAATCAAATGACATTACCCAATCATGCACACCAACTTGTGGGTCTTTTACATAAGCACCCTCAAACTTTTCAGATTTTTGTTTTGACTCTTTCTGTGGAATTACAATATTCTTTTTAATCAGTTCATTGTAAATGATCATATCCCAATACTTTACTGAACCAAGAACATCCATATAGTTAACCTTTGCTTCATAAGCCATAGTTAACAACAACTCAATTAGTTTCATCTTATCTTCAAGCTTGTCTACGATCTCTACGTCTTGAATATTATAATCAATGAACGATTGATAGTCTTTTATGTACCACTCTCTAAATGTCTCATATGGATTGTCATCTTTTCTTTCACCTAACTCAACGAACGCAATATGATCTAGTCGATACGATTCTTGATTGGTGTATGTAAACTTTCGATACAAATCATAGTAATCCAAGTGTGCAACACCTTGAATATCATACAACTGCATTTTACGACCTTTTTGAAATACCTCACGATCACTAACTCTGCCCCATGGCGATAGTCGATTGATTTGATCTTCATCTAAAATATTTTTAATACGATTGCAAACATAAGGTATGTCAAAGAACTCTGTGTTCCAACCAGTGATAATGTCTGGTTGTGTGCGTTCCCAAAATGATAGAAATTCTTCAATAAGATGTTTCTCATTATTACATCTTACATACACAACATCATCTCGATTGGTTTGATATTCGTCAACACCCCAAACTAGTATTTGTTTGTTCTGATGATTTTTAATTGTGATAGACAGTAGAGGTTCGATTGCTTCCTCTGGATTAGGAAAACCATTTTCACAAGCAACCTCAATATCAATAGTCACCATAATCAGTTTTTCAATATCCCAATCAACTACACCAGTGTAATTGTCTGATAGAAAACTGTATTGATATAACGTGTTACCCATTACCATGTGTGGCTGGTCTGAGTATTGTTTTACCCACTCACGAGCATCTTTAATGGTCTCATGTTGAATTGGTGCAACATTCCTACCATCTAAAGTTTTATAGCCTGTTTCTTTCGCAACTGGGCAGAATAGTGTTGGGGAATACTTTACTCTACGATTGACACGTTTACCATCTTTGTACTCTCGTAAAAGTAAATAGTTACCCCACGTTGATACGTTGGTATAAAAATTCATAAGTTATCATAATATATTTGGGCAAGTTTTGTCAAATGTTTTTTTGTTGATAGTCTTTTATTGCCGATTGAATTGCATCTTCTGCTAATACTGAACAGTGAATTTTTACAGGTGGTAGTGCTAGTTCTTCAGCAATATCAACATTTTTGATTTGTTTTGCTTCGTCTAGTGTTCGACCCTTTACCCATTCAGTAAGCAGAGATGATGATGCGATTGCTGAACCACAACCATATGTCTTAAATTTTGCGTCTACGATTACTCCATCATTATTCACTTGTATTTGAAGTTTCATTACATCACCACAAGCTGGAGCACCAACCATACCAGTGCCCACATTCTTGTCGTCTTTGTCTAGACTTCCAACATTTCGTGGATTTTCGTAGTGGTCTAATACCTTTTCGCCGTATGCCATTTATTCTTCTCGTTTCTTACCAATGTTATATTTAGTTTCTAACTCCCATTCATTTTTTTCTTTGAATGGAATTATTTTAATTTGACTTAAAGGAGCTGTCTCACCTTTACTTGTGAGTATGTTAACTAAACCCCATTCCTCAAGTAAACTAGCTATTGTATTACGTCTTGCAATATCATTTTCACTAATGTCAGTTTGCTTACCATCTAGTGAAAACAACTCTTTAAAATGCACAATGTAATAACGGCCCTGTTTGTGTAATATGTGGCATGATTGGTATAATTTTTTTTCTTTTC